ACACGCCGCCACCCGGCACGGTCGACCTGACGGTCACCTACACCTACCGCCTGTGGGTTGACGGGGTGGATGCCGGCACGGCCACCGAGACCATCGTCATCGGCGCCGGCAGCGGCGGGGCGCTCTCTGGGTCGCCAGTGCTCGATTCCGCCATTGCGGCTGGCGCCGTGATCGGCGGCGCGCCCGCCACGCTTTCGGGCGATGCTGTGCTCGGCGCGATCGACCCCGCCGGCACCCTCTCCGGCGCCGCTCCGTCCGACCTGTCCGGCGACGTGACGCTCGACCCCGCACAGCCGGGTGGCGGCCTGGGCAGCAGCCCGCCGGGCGTCCTGTCCGGCGACGTGCCCCTGGCGCCTGTCGAGCTCGGCGGCACGATCATCGGCGATGCCTCGGGCGTGCTGCCGCCGCTCGATCCGGGCCGCCGCCTGATCTATGCCGGCCGCCAGGTGCCGCAGATGCTGGTGCCGCTGGACGTGGCCGAGGTCGACAACCTCACCGCCGACTTCAGCACCGTGCTGCCGCTGACTGACCCGCCCATTCAGGTGGACGTGACCGTCGAGGCCCGGGTCGGTACCGACGGCGGCGCGGCACCGCTGCGCTTCGGCCTGCCGCAGATCCACGGCCTGATGGTGCGGCAGCGCATCCAGGGGTCGCGGGGCGTGGTGGGTGTGACCTACCTGATCCGCGTCACGGCGCTGTCCAGCTCGGGCCGCGTGGCGCTGGCCGCCGGCTTCGTCAAGGTCGTGCGACAGGCATGAACGCGAACCCGACGCTCGAGCTCGTCAGCGACGCGCTCGACCCCGACGCGCCGCCGCCAGCGCTGCTGCCCTACCAGCAGGCTTGGCTGGCCGACGAGGCGCAGCTCAAGGTGATGGAGAAAAGCCGGCGCATCGGCGCCAGCTGGGGCGAGGCGTCCGACGCGGTGCTGATCTGCTCGGCCGAGGGCGGATCGAACTACTTCTACATCAGCGCGACGCAGGACATGGCGCGCGAGTTCGTCGAGGCCTGCGCGCTGTGGTCGCGTGCTTTCAACGTGACGGCCGGCGCCATCGGCGAAGGGCTGTGGGATGACGGCGACGACGCCGAAGGCAACCGGCGCTACATCAAGACCTTCGAAATCGCCTTCCCGCGCAGCGGCCACCGCATCGTGGCACTGAGCAGCCGCCCCACCAACCTGCGCGGCAAGCAGGGCACGGTGGGCATCGACGAGGCGGCCTACCACCCCAACCTGCGCGAGCTGCTCAAGGCCGCGCTGGCGATGCTGCTGTGGGGCGACAAGGTGCGCATCTGGTCCACGCACGACGGCGTGGAGAACCCCTTCAATGAACTGATCCAGGAGATCCGCGCCGGCAAGCGCGGCGGCCCGCTGGAGGCCAGCGTGCACCGCGTGACCTTCAAGGACGCCGTTGCCCAGGGCCTGTACCGGCGCGTGTGCCTGCGCAAGGGCATGGCATGGACGCAGGCCGGTGAGGACGCCTGGGTGGCTGCGGCCTACCGCTTCTATGGCGACGCGGCCAGCGAGGAGCTCGACGCCATCCCCAGCGCCAGCGCCGGTGCCTATCTGAGCCTGGCGCTGATCGAGCAGCGCATGGTGACTGCGGCGGCCGACGGCAGCGGCCCGGTGATCGTGCGTGGCCAGTGGGACGACGGCTTCGCCTACCTGCCCGAGGACGTGCGCCGGTTCGCCATCAAGGGCTGGATCGCCGAGTCGCTGCAGCCTCACCTGGCGCGGCTTCACACCGGCCGGCGGCACGTGTTTGGCGAGGACTTCGCGCGCAACCGTGACCAGGCGGTGACGGTGATCCTGGAAGAGGACACCGACCTCACGCACCGCCCGCGCATCGTGCTCGAGCTGGCCAACTGCCCCTTCTCGTCGCAGCAGCAGATCCTGGAGCACCTGGTGGACGCGCTGCCGCGCTTTCGCGGCGGGGCGATGGACGCCACGGGCAACGGCGCGGCGCTGGCCGAGGCGATGGCCCAGCGCTACGGCACGCAGATGATCGAGCAGGTCAAGCTCAACGATGGCTTCTACCTGGCGCACATGCCCAGGCTCAAGGCTGCGCTGCAGGATGGCACGCTGCGCGACCTCCCGCGCGACGAGCAGCTGCGCGACGACCTGCGGGCCATCAAGCTGGTGCAGGGCGTGCCCAAGGTGCCGCGGCAAGAGCGCCAGAGCGCTGGCCAGGCTGCGGTGGCAGCCGACGGCGGCGCCAAGCTGCAGCGGCATGGTGACTTCGCCATCGCGCTCTTCCTGGCCGAGTACGCCTTCAGCCGCGAAGCCGGCGAGACCGACTGGACACCCGCCCCGGCACGTGCCAGCCGTTGGGACGTCGGGCCGGCGAACGACGTCGATGACGACCCGGCGGCGGCCGATTTCGACCGAAAGGCGGGATGGTGAACGCCGCCCTTCATCGCCAATGCCCCGGGAACCCGTTTTTAAACGTTCAAAACGGGGGTGTCGCGGCCAGGGAGGGTGCAGATAGCCACCCGGCCCCTTCGTCGCCTCCTGGGCCCGATTTTTCGATCCGAGGTTTTCTGCCATGACCACGCTGCTCGACGCCAACGGTCGCCCGATCGACATGCGGGCCATCCGCGAGCCGCAAACCGCACGCGTGGGCCACCTGCACCGCGAGTTCGACGAGCACCCGGCACGCGGCCTCACGCCGGCCCGGCTGCACAGCCTGATGCTGGCCGCCGAGCGTGGCGACCTGGTCGGACAGATCGAACTGGCCGAAGACATGGAGGAGCGCGACGCGCACATCTATGCCGAGCTGGGCAAGCGCCGCGGCGCGGTCACGGCGCTGGCCTGGAGCGTGGAGCCGCCCGAGCGCGCCACGCCGGATGAACAGGCGCTGGCCGACCAGGTGCGCGACTGGCTGGACATGGTGCAGGCCGACGCAAATGGCGTGAGCGGCGGCATGTCGCTGGTGCTGGCCACGATGACCGATGCCATCCTCAAGGGCTACAGCGCGCAAGAGATGGTGTGGGACTATCTGCCCGACGGCAGCGGCCGCAAGGTGATGGTGCCGCGCCTGAGCTGGCAGCCGCAGCGCTGGTTCACCACCAGCGCCGACCGCCGGCGCTTCCTGCTGCGCAGCCGGCAGATGACCGAGGGCACCGAGCACCTGAGCCCGGTGATGGGCGAGGAGCTGATCCCGTTCGCCTGGCTGATGCACGTGCACCCGGCGCGCAACGGCTACGTCACGCGCGGCAGCCTGGCGCGGGTGCTCTTCTGGCCCTACCTGTTCAAGAACTACTCGGTGCGCGACCTGGCCGAGTTTCTCGAGATCTACGGTCTGCCGCTGCGCCTGGGCAAATACCCGGCTGGCGCCAGCGACGCCGAGAAGCTCAAGCTGCTGCAGGCCGTCACGCAGATCGGGCACAACGCGGCGGGCATCATCCCGCAGAGCATGGCGCTGGAGTTCCAGGCCGCCGCCGCCGGCACCGAGGTGCCATTCGTGGCCATGTGGGACCGCATGGACGCGGCCGAGAGCAAGGCCATCCTCGGGCAGACGCTGACAGCCAGCGAGGGCCAGCACGGCACCCAGGCGCTGGGCAACGTGCACAACGAGGTGCGGATGGACATCCGCGACGCCGACGTCGAGCTGATCGCGCAGAGCCTCACGCGCCAGCTGATCGCGCCGCTGGTGACGCTGAACAAGGCCGGTGCCAACCTGCGCCGGCTGCCGCGCTTCGTCTTCGACACCGGCGAGCCCGAGGACCTGGCACTGTACGCCGAGAACCTGCCCAAGCTGGTCGATCGCGGTCTGCGCATCCCGGTGGACTGGGTGCACGATAAGCTGAGGATCCCGCGCGCCGAGGACGGCGAGGAGGTGTTGACCGGCACCGCGGCGCCGCTCGCGCCGGGTGCCGCGCCCGGCGTGACCCCTGGAGCCAAGGCCCAGCCCGAGCCAAAGCCCGAGCCGGCCGCCAAGGCAGCACTGGCCGGCGCACTGCCCGCCCAGCCCGCGCCTGACCTCATCGACGAGCTGGTGGCCGAACAGGCCGCGCAGTGGCAGCCGTTGCTGGGCCCGATGGTCGAGCCGCTGCTGGCCGAAGTGGACAAGGCGCTTGCGGCTGGCGAAACGCTGGAGTCCTTCGCGGCCCGGCTGCCGGACCTGATCCCGAGGCTCGATGCGCAGCCATTGACGACGGCCGTCGGGCGTTGCGCCTTCAGCGCGAGGCTGGCGGGTGAGGCAGGGATGGACCTGGGCGCCCGCCCCGACTGACACGCATGCCCGCCGCCGTCACCCTGGGCGCCATCCGCCCCGAAGATGCGATCGCAGCCTTCCAGCGCCGCGGCCTGCTGCGCCCCAGTTTTCGCTGGCAGGACGTGTGGCAGGCCGAGCATGCGCGGGCATTCGCCGTGGCCGGGGTCATGCGCATGGAGATCCTGCGGCTGATCCGCGACCAGCTCGACGCTGCCGTGACGAACGGCAGCACCTTCGGCGAGTTCCGCGACACGATGCGCCGCCAGCTGGTGGCGGGCGGCTTCTGGGGCAATGTGGAGGTGACCGACCCGGCCACCGGCGAGGTGCGCAAGACCCGCTTCGACGACCGGCGCCTGTCGCTCATCTTCGACGTCAACCTGCGGCAGAGCAACGCCGCCGGGCGCTGGGCGCGCATCCAGCGCAGCCGAAGTGACACGCACATCGTGTACCGCACCATGCGCGACGAGCGCGTGCGCGCCAGCCACAAGCCCTGGGACGACGTGATCCTGCCCAAGGACCACCCCTGGTGGCACACGCACTTCCCCCCCAACGGCTGGCGCTGCCGCTGCATCGCCTTCGGCATCAACCAGGCGGGCATCGACCGGCTGCAGGCCGCGGGCGCCACGGTCAAGACCGAGCCGCCGCCCACCACGTGGGTGGAGTTCGTGAACAGATCCACCGGGCAGACCGAGCGCGTGCCGCGCGGCATCGACCCAGGCTTTGCCTACAACCCCGGGCAGGTGCATGTCGAGCAGGGGCTCGACCTCCTGGTGCGCGAGGCCTCGGCCCTGCGCCCATCGGCGGCGGCTGGCGGCGCCGATGCGCTGCGCGTGATCCGTGCGGTGGTGGCGCGCGGTCGCAGCGAGCAGGCCTTCAGGGACTTCCTGGCCGCACCGCCGCCATTGCCGGGAGTGGGCATGCCGGTGGCAGCCGTGCCGGGCGTGGGTAGCGAGCCGGTGGTGGCCAGCGTGAGCGCCGTCGATCTGCTGCGCCAGGCCGAGCATGCCGACTACCCGCCTGGCCTGCCCACGCAGGCCGCAGACTGGGCAATGGCCCAGGCCATCCTCGACCGCGGCCAGCGGCTGGACCTGGGCAACGGGCTGGTGCTGTGGTGGTGGGCGCGCGGCGGTGGCGCCGATCGGCGCGTGCACGTGCTGGAGCTCGAGCGCGGGATGCTGGTTTGGCGCGTGCAGCAACTGGCCGCGCTGAGCGTGGACGAGGCCGCGCAGCGCTACCCGGAGCTGGCCAAGCTTTTGTAGGAGGCATCTTCATGAGCAGCTTCACCGAGCCGCTGGAGCTGGTGCAGGTGGGCGACCGCTGGCGCACTCTGCGCGACATGAGCTTCTGGACCGACTGCAGCGGCAGCGACGAACAGCCGCTGCCCGTGCGCTGTGCCACCGTCTACACCGTGCCCGCGGGCTTCTTGACCGACCTGGCCAGCATCCCGCGGCTGCTGTGGACGCCACTGGGGCACCCAGCGGGCCGCTATGCGCAGGCCGCCGTATTGCACGACTGGCTGCTGGACGTGGCGGCGGTGCCGCGCGCGCGGGCCGACCGCATCTTCCTGGAAGCGATGCAGGTGCTGGGCGTGCCCAGCCTGCAGCGCTGGCTGATGTATGCCGGCGTGCGCGCCTGGGGCATGCTGACAGGGGGCTGAGCACGGCATGGACGGCATGCGCATCACCCTGGACGACACTGCGCTGCTGCGGGCGATCGACAGCGCCGTTGCGCTGCTGGCCAGGCCGCGAGGGCTGCTCGAAGAGATCGGCGCCACCGTGCAGCGCAACGCGCAGCTGCGTTTCGACACCAAGACCGACCCGGCGGGCACCGCCTGGCCACCGCTGTCGCCGGCCACCAAGGCCATCTACGAGAGCGACTGGTTCATCGAGCGCAACCCCGCGTTCAAGGGCGGCATACCGGGCTCGCTGCTGGAGCGCACGCGCCAGCTTCGCAACAGCCTTGCATACAACGTAGGGCCGCAGTGGGTCGACATCGGCACCAGCCGCCGCGTGCCGGGCAAGAGTCAGCCGTACTGGGAGGTGGGCGTGCTGCACGAATGGGGCACCCGCACCATGCCGCGCCGCGGCATCCTGACGGCCGACCCCGAGCGCGGCGAGCTGGGCGCCGAGGACCGGGCCGACATCCTGCAGGTGGTGCAGGACGCCATCGAGGGCGCCTTCGACTGACCCCGGTCGGGCCTGCCGACCACGGCCTGGCTCCTGAAGTTCTTCAGCTTCCGCGGCTCGCGCGTGGCGCCCAAAGTGGCGACCCATGCGCTTGAAGCTTGCCCTGCTGACCACCACGCTGCCGCTGGCCGCAACTGGACAGGTGCAACTGCTCCCGGCGGGTGAGTTCGCGGCCCGCGACGGCCGCCCCGGGCCCGGCAAGACCTGGCGCGTGAGCGACGAAAAGGGCCGGAGCCTGGCCGCGGCCATGAACGCGACCATCGCGGCCACGCCGATCGTCATCGACTACGAGCACCAGACGCTGCAGGCCAACAAGAACGGGCAGCCAGCGCCGGCCGCCGGCTGGATCCGCAGCGTGGTCTGGTTGTCGGGCAAGGGCCTGATGGCCGACGTGGAATGGACCGAGCGCGCGCGCGCAGCGATCGCAGCCGGCGAGTACCGCTACATCAGCCCAGTCATCGAATTCGACAAGGCCTCCGGCGACGTGAATGCCGTGCACATGGCCGCGCTGACCAACTACCCCGCGCTGCTGGGCATGGATGCCGTGCAGGCAATGACCGCCCACCCCCTCTTCAACGACGACCCATCGGAGCCCGACATGAAGCTGCTGCTTGCCGAACTGGCCACCTTCCTCAAAGTGCCCGCGCTCGCCGACGAGGCAGCCGCCGTGGCGGCCCTCAAGTCCTACGTGCCTCCCAAGGCCGCGCTGCCCGAGGCGCTGTCCGCGGCGCTGGGCCTGCAGGCAGGCGCCGACGAGGCGGCTGCGCTGTCGGCCGTGGCGGCGCTGAAAACCCCGGGCACCGAGACCGTGCAGCTGGTGGCCACGCTGCAGGCCCAGGTCACGCAGCTGACCGCAAGGCTGCAAGCTGACGAAGTTGCGAAGGCTGTGGACGGTGCCATCACCGCCGGCAAGCTGACCGCCGCGCAGCGCGACCAGTACGTCGAGCTGGGCAAGAAGGACAAGGACATGCTGACCGCGATCCTGGCCGCCGCGCCGGTGATCCCGGGGCTGGCGGGCCAGGCCGCTGCCGCCAAGGCAGGCGCCGAGGGCGGCGCCGCCGGCCAGGCGGTGACGGCGCTCAGCGCCACGCAGAAGCTCATCGCCGACCAGCTGGGCCTGTCGCACGACGCCTACCTGAAGCAGCTGCAGGCCGAAGTCGCCTGAGCCAGCGCGCAGCGCATCACCACACCCACCAGGAGCACCCCACATGGCTGCACTTACCGCCGACCGTGCCACCCCTCGCCGCGACGGCAAACGCCTGTCGCTGCCGGTGGCCGCCGCCACCAAGCTGTTCGCCGGCAGCCTCGTCTGCGTGAACAGCGCGAGCCTCGCCGTCAAGGGCGCCGTCTCGACCACGCTCAAGGCCGCTGGCGTGGCCATCGAGCAGGCCGACAACAGCGCCGGCGGCGCCGGCGCCATGCGCGTCGAGGTCGAGCGCGGCGTGTTCCTCTTCGCCAACTCGTCGGCGGGCGACCAGATCGCGCTGGCCGACATCGGCAGCACCTGCTTCATCGTCGACGACCAGACGGTGGCCAAGACCAACGGCAGCGGCACGCGCAGCGCCGCCGGCATCGTGCGCGACGTGGACGCCTCGGGCGTCTGGGTCGAGATCTGACCGCCACCCGCAACCACCTGCACGGAGAACACCGATGCTGATCAATCGCGCCAATCTCGCGGACATGTTCCGCGGCTTCCAGGCGATCTACCAGGACGCCTGGCGCCAGGCCCCCAGCATGTACGACATGCTGGCCTCGGTCATCCCGAGCACGGGCTCGGAAGAGCACTACGCCTGGCTCGGCACCATGCCCCGCTTCCGCGAATGGCTGGGTGACCGCGTGGTGCAGTCGCTGTCCAGCGGTGACTACACCATCAAGAACAAGACCTTCGAGCTGACCGTCGGCGTCAAGCGCGAGCACATCGAGGACGACCGCATCGGCATCTACACGCCGATGATCCAGATGCTCGGGCAAGAGGCCAAGACGCATCCCGACGAGCTGGTCTTCGGCCTGCTGGCCGCCGGCTTCGACACCACCTGCTTCGACGGCCAGTTTTTCTTCGACACCGACCACCCCATCAAGCTGGCCGATGGGTCGATGGGCACCTTCAGCAACTTCGGCGGCGGCAGCGGCCCGGCCTGGTACCTGCTGGACCTGAGTCGCCCGATCAAGCCACTGATCTACCAGAAGCGCCGCGATTACGCGCTGACCGCCAAGGACAAGCTGGACGACGACAACGTCTTCGCCCGCAGCGAGTTCCTGTACGGCGTGGACGCGCGCTGCAACGTGGGCTATGGCCTGCCGCACCTGGCCTACGCCAGCAAGCAGACGCTGGACGCCACCAATTACGCCGCCGCGCGTGCCGCCCTTGGGAGCATGAAGGGTGACGGTGGCAAGGTGCTGGCCATTCGCGGCACGCACCTGGTGGTGCCGCCCAGCCTGGAAAAGGCCGGTGCCGAGGTACTGACCGCCGCGCGTACCACCAACGGCGCCGACAACGTGATGGTGGGCACCGCCAAGCTGGTGGTGGCGCCCTGGCTGGCCTGAGCGGTCTGAGCTGAGCCAACCCGACAAGGAGCCGACGCATGCCGTCCCGCAAGTCAAGCACCACCGCCCCGGCGGCCGGCCCCGCCGGCACCGGCCTGAAGGTCACGTCGCGCCCGGAGTCGTTCTGGCGCGGCGGGCTGCAGTTCACGCGCGAACCGCGCGTGCTGCCGCTGGCCGAACTGACGCCCGAGCAGGCGGACGCGATCCGCGCCGAGGGCGACGGCGGCCAGCTGGTGGTGGAAGAGGTCGCCATCGAGGCGCCGAAGGGCTGACGACATGGCCAGGACCGCCACCACCGACAAGCCCGCAGCCGGCCCCGTGCCGGGCCTGCGCGTGACCACCAAGACCGCCGAGCGCGTGAGCTGCGCCGGCCGCTTCTGGGCCGGCGAGAACCGCGTGCCTGCGGCCGATTTCAGCGAGCGCGAGCTGCAGGACCTGAGGGGCCACGAGCTGCTGCAGGTCGAGCTCATCGAAGACCTCAACGCACCCTGATACGCCCTCGCAGGGACCAGGCGCCGCCAGGGGCACGCCCCGCTGCAGCAAGCACCCGCCTATGCCATACGCCACCGTCACCGATCTGCAGGACCGCCTGGGCGAAGCCCGGCTGGTGCAGTTGACCGACCTGGCGGACCCGCCGCTGGGCCTGGTCGACCAGGCCGTGGCGCAGAAGGCGCTGGACGACGCCGAAGCTGAGATCGATGGCTACCTGGCGGGCCGCTACGCGCTGCCGCTGGCCGCGCCGGTGCCGGCCGTGCTGCGAGTGCACGCGGTGACGATCGCGCACTACCGCCTGCTGGGCAGTGCCGCCGGCGAGGTGGAGCGCGAGGACTACAAGACCGCGCGCCAGTACCTGATGGCGGTGGCCAAGGGCGACGTCGTGCTGACCGCGCCCGACCAGGCTGCCGCACCCGCCGGCGCCGGGTCGGTGTTGTTCAGCGCCGGCGACAAGGTGATGGGCCGCGAGGCCTACGGAGGCCGCGCGTGACAGGCCCCACCACGATCAACATCGTCACGATCAACCACCAGGGCGATGCCGCCCAACTGCTCAGGAGGATGCAAGACATCATGGCCACTCAAAACGAACTCGCCGCCACCCTCAACGCCCTGACCGGCCAGGTCACGAAGATCGGCGGCGAGACGCGCACGCTGCTGAACAAGATCGGCGAACTGACCGACGCGCTGGCCGCCGCCGGGCAGACCACCCCCGAGGTCGACGCCGCGCTTGCGGCCCTGGTTGCCCAGGTGGGCGTGGTCGACGCCCTGGTGCCCGACGCCGAGTGATCGCGGCCTGATCGCCGAGCCGGTCCCGCCCACGCCCGAAGAAACCGCTCGCACATGGGCCTGCCCGCACTCGCCGCCGACTACCTGTTTCTGGCGCCGCTGATCGCCCAGCGGCTGCTCGACCAGGTGCCCGACATCCCGGTGGATGTGTGCGAGACGACCAAGCAGGTGCTGGAAGCCGACAAGCGCCAGCGCGTGCTGCTGGTGCTGTGGGCCGGTGACCGCGTGGCCGATGGCGAGGCCAGTCGCGCCAGCGGCGGCGCCAGCCAGCTGCTGCACCAGCGCTGGCTGGTGATGCTGGGCCTGAACAACGTGGCCAAGGCGGGCGACGCCCGCAACGTGGCCGCCGGCCCGGTGCTGAGCCAGGTGCACAAGGCCCTGGCCGGCTGGACACCGCCGGGCGCCGCCCGGCCGCTGCGGCGTGCCAGTGCACCGCTGCAACCGACTTTCACCGAGAGCAAGGCGGTCTACCCGCTGGGCTTCGAGATCACCCTCACTTTGTGAGACACCTGTAGGAGGCAGACATGCCCGGTTTTTCTGGTCAAGGCAAGGTACTCATCGGCTCGCGCCTGTCGACGGGCCTGCCCGGCCCCATGCGCTGGCTGGGCAACTGCAGCGTGTTCCGGCTGAGCCAGAACGAGGACACGGTCGAGCGCAAGGAAAGCTACACCGGCAACCGCCTGCCCAACCGTCGCATGACGCGCGGCCGGGGCGGCGAGCTGAGCATCACCTTCGACGAGTGGACCAAGGAGGGCGCCGCCTGGTCGTTGCTGGGCGCCAGCACCGACGTGGCCGCCGGCTCGCCCGTCACCGGCTGGGTGGCGCCCACCGGCTTCATGGCCGGCGACAGCATCCTGCTGCCGCACAAGAACGTGAGCGCGGTGACGGTGGTCGACTCCTCCGGCTCGCCCAAGACGCTGCCCAGCGGCCAGTACACGCTGGACGCCTTCGCGGGCACCATCACGCTGGATGACATCACCACCGGCGGGCCCTACGTGCAGCCGTTCAAGGTGAACTACACCCCGGGCGCGGTGACGGTGATCGGCGGCTTCAAGCTGCTGGCGCCCGAGGTCTACGTGCGCCTGGACGGCATCAACACCGACGACAACAGCCGTGTGATCGTGGACGTGTTCCGCAGCCGCCTCAGCCCGGCGCGGCAGGTCGACTTCATCTCCGACGACTTCGCCAACTTCGAGCTCGTGGGTGCGACGCTGGCGGACCTGACGCGCTCGGCCAGCAGCGCTGGCGGCCAGTTCTACAGCATCACCCAGGCGCAGGGCTGAGGCGCCGGCCATGCAGGCGCCCGACTTCGCCGCCCCGCTGGAGGTGACCCTGCTGTTGGGCGACCGCACGCTGGTCGTCAAGCCGGCCAGCGTGGGCCAGATCGCCCGGCTGCTGACGGTGGCCGCACCCGTGGTCAACACGCTCATGACCCTGCCGCCGCAGCTGCTGGACGCCTTGCGCGCCGAAGGCGGGCCGGGTGTGCCCGAGGTGGCCGAACTGTTCGAGTTGCTGTCGCGCCACCCGTCCAAGCTGATCGAGATGGTGGCCATTGCCACCGAGCTCGACCTGGCCGAGGTGTCCGCCATGCCGCCGGACCGATTCACCTTCCTGTTCGCCGTGGTGGTGCAGGTGAACGCCGATTTTTTCTTCCGCGCGACCCCCGCGTTCGCCGCCGCGGGTCGCGTGCTGCAGCAGCTGAAGGACCGAGCGCCCGCGACGCCTGGGCCCGCGCCTTCGATCGGCTGATCGCGGCCGGGCACCGGCACGGCGACATCATGGGCTACACCTGGGCGCAGTTCACGCAGTACCTGCGCCTGGCCAACGCCCGCGAGGCCGAGCGCCGCGCAGCTGACCTGGTGGTGGTCAACCAGGCCTTCGCCGGCGGCGACAGCGCCAGGAAGCTGCTGCAGGATCTGCACCGCAGGGCCGAGGAAGCCTGATGGCCAAGACCATCGAGGCCATCCTCCGCATCGCGGCCGATGTGTCCGGCGGGCTGGCCGGTCTGCGCCAGCTGCGCGAGGAGTCCAAGGCCACCAGCGCCGAGGTGGCCCGCGCCACGCGCGGCAGCGGCGGGCAGGCAAGGCAGGACGCCGGCAGCGACGCCGCCGCGGCCGCCGCCCAGCAGGCCCAGGCCAACCGCAACCGCAACCAGCAGCAGCGCCAGGCCGACGCCGAGGCGCTGGCACAGCGCAAGGCCGCACTGCGCGCCGAGCGCGAGGCCGAGCGCCAGGCCGCCCGGGAGCGCCGCGAGCAGGAAGAGCAGGAGCGCAGGGCACGGCGCAAGGCGCAGGCAGACGCCGACCGCGAGGAGCTGCGCGCCACCGCGGCCAAGCGGCGGGCCGAACTTGAGGAGCAGCGCAAGCTCACCCAGCTGGCCCCGCAGGTGACGGACATCGTCACCGACCTGGGCAGTGGCCAGAACCCGACGCTGGTGGCCCTTCAGCAGGGCGGCCAGCTGCGCGACATCTTTGGCGGCTTCGGCAACGCCGCGCGCGCGCTGCTGAACACCATCACGCCCATGCGGGTGATCGTGGGCAGCATCGGCGCGGGCTTTGCGCTGTGGGCGACGCAGCTGCATGAAGGCTACCGTCAGAGCGAGCAGCTGCGCCGCACGCTGGCGCTGACCGGTAACGCCATCGGCACCAGCCAGGGCCAGGTGGCCGGCCTGGCGCGCAGCATCGCCACCGAGACCCAGACGAGCATCGGCTTCGCGCGCGAGCTGGTCACCAGGCTGCTGACGCTGAGCGGGCAGACGCAGGTAACGCTGGGCGCCACCGGCCGCGCCGCCGCGGCGCTGGCCAAGCTGACGGGGCAGTCGGCCGAGGAGGTCATCAAGTCCTTCGAAGACCAGGCCGAGGGCATCACCGACTGGGCCGTGAAGGCCAACCGCGCCTACAACTTCCTGACCGCGGCGCAGGTGGCCTACGTGCGCCGGCTGGAAAGCGAAGGCCGCCAGCAGGAGGCGGTGCGCTTCGTCAACAACCAGCTGGCCGACAGCCTGGTGCAGCGCACCGCGCCGGCGCTAGGCACGCTGGAGCGCGCCTGGAGCGCTGTCACGCGCGGGGTGAGCGGCTTCATCGACCAGCTGCGCGAGCTGGGGCGCGACAAGACGCCCGAGCAGCGCATCGCCGAGATCCAGACGAAGCTGGCCGAGATCGCGGCGCGCCAGGCGCAACCGCTTTTTGCAGGGCGGCGCAAGTCGGCCGACAAGAAGGAGGTGGACGACCTGCAGGCCGAACTGCAGACGCTGCTGCGCGACCAGCAGCGCGCCGCCGAAAGCGCAGCCCAGGCGCGCCAGAACCAGGAGGACATCCGCCAGCAGTCCAAGGAGGTACAGCAGTCCATCACGGCGGTGGTGCTGGCCGAGGCGCAAAAGCGCCTGCAGGGGCAGCTGGCGGCGCTTGACAAGCAGCAGCAGGCCGTGGAGCTGGCCGACGCGCAGGGCCTGATCAGCGCGCGCGAGAAGGCGCTGGCGCTCAACCGCATCGAGCAGCAGCGCCTGCGCGCGCAGGTCGAGCTGCAGCAGCAGCAGGCGCAGGCTGCGCGCGGCGCTGTGGGCCTGGAGGCCAAGCCCGAGGACCGCCGCGCCGCCGAGGCGCGCGCCATCGAGGCCGAGGCGCAGCTGATCGCCGCGCGTTCGCGCCTGGCCGGTGTGGTGGCCGAGGCGCGCAACATCGTCGAGGCTGACGACCTGGAAAAGTCGCGTGATCGGGCGCAGGCCTGGGCCGAGGTGTGGCTGCGTGCTGCGGAGCGCGTGCGCGACCTGGCGCGCGACAACGCCGCTGCCGCTGCCCAAGACGAACCCGACGCGCTGCGCCGCGCCGAAGCCGTGGCCCGCGTGCGCGTGCAGGACCTGCAACGCAGCATCGACGACACCTCGCGCGACCTGCGGGTGCAGATCAGCCTGGCCATCGACCCGAGGCAGCGTGCCGAGCTCGAGCGGTTGCTGGCCGAGCTGCAGGCCGAGGCGTCCAAGGCCGTCAACGAGGCGACGCGCGATGCCACCCTGCAGTCGCTGCGCGAGCAATCGGCCACCCAGCTGGAGCGGCTGAAGCTGGCCGAGCAGGCCATTGCCGACGCGGTGGAGCGCCGCGTCATCACCAGCGAGGAAGGCGAGCGCCGCGTCTTTGCGGCCCGCGAGCAGGCGTTGCCGCAGCTGCTGCGGCTGCTGGAGCTGCAGAAGGCGCTGGCCCGCACCGACGCCGAGCGCGCCGCGTTGCAGCAGCTGGAGCAGGAAATCAAGCGGCTGGGCGACCGCACCACCGAGCTTCAGCGCACGCTGCAGAGCTCGGCCACCAGCGGCCTGGCCAATGCTTTCACCGACTTCGTGACCGGTGCCAAGAAGGCCGGGGACGCCGTGAAGGACTTCGCCGCCGGCTTTGCCCGCACGATGCTGGACCTGATCAGCCGCCGCCTGGCCGAGAAGCTGGTGAACGACGCGCTGAAGGCGCTGGAACAGGCTGGAAGCTCTGGCGGCAGCAGTGGCAGCTGGCTCAGCGCCGTGGCCCGCTGGCTGGGTGGACTGTTGGTCACCACCAAGCACACCGGCGGCGTGATCGATGGCGCGCTGACCAACGCGCGCCGGGTGGCGCCCTGGGTGTTCCAGGGCGCGCAGGTGCTGCACAGCGGCGGCCTGGCCGGGCTGATGGCCAACGAGGTGCCGGCCATCCTGCAGCGGGGCGAGGAGGTGCTGACCGCCGACGACCCGCGCCACCGCAACAACCTGCGCCGCGGCGTGGGCGGCCCGCTGATCGGCAACCTGAACGTGAGCGTGAGCATGGACGGCGTGGGCAATGGTGAAGGCGACGCCGCGATGGCGCGCCGCCTGGCTGCGATGGTGCGTGGGGCGATCGAGCAGAAGCTGGCCGACGAAATGCGCCCCGGCGGCATGCTGCAGAACGTGAAGCGGGGGTAGCCGGTGGCCGACTACATCTGGACAGAGAGTGCCGCCACCGCGCTGGAGGTGGCCCCGCGCATCAGCAGCACGCGCTTTGGCGACGGCTACGAGGAGCGGGCGCCGGCCGGGCTGAACCCCATCACCCAGACCTGGCAGGTGCGGCACGTGGGCGTGGACAACGCCATTGCCGACGAGATCGTGGCCTTCCTGGCCGCCCGGGTCAGCGCGACGCAGGGGCTGGAGGCCTTCAGCTGGGTGCCACTGTGGTCGACCGTGGCCATCCGCGTGACGTGCCGCCAGTGGCGCCGCGTGCAGGACGATGACCCGAACACCAGCAGCATCGACGCGGTGTTCGTGCAGGAGCACGTGGCATGACCGCCAGCGTGGCGCTGCAGTGCGTGCTGCTGAGCCAGAGCGCGCCGGTGGAACTGTGGGAGCTGGACCTGACGGACCTGGGCGGCACGGTGCACCGCTTCGCCAACCAGACCAACGAACTGGGCCAGGCCATCGTGTGGCAGGGCCAGGCCTACGCGCCGCTGCCGATCGAGGCCACGGGTTTCGAGCGCCGGTCGACGGGCCCCTTCCCGCGGCCGCGCGTGCAGGCCAGCAACGTGCTGGGCACGCTGGGTCAGCTGATCCGCGACTTCGACAACCTGCGCGGCGCCACGCTGGTGCGCCGGCGCACGCTGGCGCGGTTTCTGGATGCGGTGAACTTCGCCGCCGGCAACGCCGATGCCGACCCATTGGCCGAGTTCGCGCCCGAGCTGTGGATGGTGGACCAGTGCGTGGGCCGCAACCGGCTGACGGTGCAGTGGGAACTGCGAAACCCGCTGGACTTCGACGGCGTGATGCTGCCGGCACGCACGGTGCAGCCGAACTACTGCCCCTGGGTCTACCGCAGCAGCGACTGCGGCTACACCGGCCCGCCGGTGGCCAAGGCTGACGACAGTCCCACCGCCTCGATGGGCGAAGACCGCTGCAGCAAGCGCCTGTCGGGCTGCAAGCTGCGCTTCCCGAACAACCAGCCGCTGCCGTTCGGGGGCTTCCCGGGCGTGGGGCGGCTGCGCCAGGCCTGACCGTGATGAAGCTGATCGACCGACTTTCGCCCGAGTTGCGCCAGGCCATGCTGGACCATGCCGCAGCCGAAGCCCCGCGCGAATGCTGCGGGCTGCTGCTGGCCGACCCGCAGGACGGTACGGGCTACTACCTGCCGGCGCGCAACCTGGCCGAAGGCCCCGGCGGGCACGACCGTTTCGCGCTGGACCCGGCGGCCTGGGTGGATGCCGAGGAGATGGGCGAGGTGGTGGCCGTGGTGCACAGCCACCCCCACGCCAGCGCCAACCCGAGCATGGCCGACCGCGCGATGTGCGAGCGATCGGGCCTGCCCTGGCTGATCGTGGGCTGGCCGTCGGGCGTGATCGTGCAGCTGGAGCCAAGCGGCTGGAGCGCACCGCTGGAGGGCCGTGAGTTCCACCACGGCGTGCTGGACTGCTACACCCTGGTGCAGGACTGGTACCGCCGCGAATGGGGCCTGGAGCTGCCTGACTTCGAGCGAGAGGACGGCTGGTGGGAGCGCGGCCTGAACCTGTACCGCGACGGCCTGCTGGCGGCCGGCTTCGAGGTGGTGAACACCATCGAGCCGCAGCGCGGCGACGGGCTGCTGATGCGCGTGCTGAGCGAGGTCGAGAACCACGGCGCCGTGTACCTGGGCGACGGCATGATGCTGCACCACCTGTACGGGCAGCTGAGCCGGCGTGAGCGCTGGGACTGGAACTGGCAGCGCCGCACCACGCTGATCGTGCGGCACCGCTCGCGCATGGGGGCCCCGGCGTGACCGCGATGGCGATGCAGCAGCTGGTGGAGGTGCGGCTGCACGGGGTGCTGGCCACGCGCTTCGGCCGCGTGCACTGGCTGGCGATCGAGACCGCGGCCGAGGCCTTCGTGGCGCTGCGGTCGCAGCTGCAGGGCTTTGCGGAGGTGGTGCGCGACTGGCGCGGCGCCGGCTGGCGCGTGCGCGTCGGCGCTGGCGACAGCGCCCGCTGGCTGGACGAAGGCACGCTGGGTCTGCGGCTGGGCGAGGCGCGGCGCGTCGACATCGTGCCGGCACTGAGCGGACGCAAGCGCAACGGCTGGGGCCAGGTCATCCTGGGTGCCGTGGTGGCGATCGTCGGCTACTTCACCGCGCCCTACGATGGCGGCTACACGCTGAACGCGGGCATCGCGCTGATGCTGGGGGGCGCGATCGCGCTGCTGTCGCCGATGCCCAAGGGCAGCGACAGCAAGGCCAAGCAGGAGGTGAACAGCCAGATCAGCGGCCCTGCGAACGTGACAAGCGCCGGCGGCCCGGTGCCGCTGATCATCGGCCGCATGCTGGTTGGTTCGGTGACGATCAGCGCCGGCCTGAGCACCGACGCCGTAACCGTGCAGTCGACGGTGCCGGCGCCGCCGCCGAGGCCGACCGACGAGCCGGCGGACTGGTTCAGCGCGCCTGGCGGCGGCGACGGGAGCGACGCGTGACCGCACCCGTATTGCAGGGTGCCAAGGGCGCCAGCCGGCCCATCGAGGCCGACGACACGCTCAAGAGCACCCAGCGCGCCGACATCGTCGACCTGCTGGGCGAGGGCCAGATCGGCGGCCTGGTCAACGGGCTGAAGAGCATCTACCTGGACGGCGTGCCGGTGGAGAACGCCGACGGCTCGCGCAACTTTGCCGAGTTCGGCTGCACGGTGACGCTGGGCGGGCCCACCAGCGAGGCGGCGCACGAGTTCGGCGACGTGCAAAGCGAGATCGGCGTGGGCGTGACGGTGCTGGCTGCGGTGCCGGTGGTGCGCACGGTGACCGACCCCTACGTGGATAGCGCCCGGGTGACGCTGCAGTGGCCGCAGCTGCTGTCGGTGACCAGCGAAGGCGACCGCGTGGGCGCCAGTGTCCAGTTCGCCATCGACGTGCAAAGCAACGGCGGCGGCTATGTGACCGCCTATACCGAGGTGGTCAGTGGCAAGGCGTCGAGCGCCTATTCGCGCGCGGTGGTGGTGCCGCTGGCCAAGATGGGGCCTGCGCCGTGGGACATCCGCGTGCGGCGGGTCACGCCCGACAGCACCAGCACCAACCTGCAGGACGCCTTCGCCTGGGCCAGCTACACGCTGATCACCGGGGTGAAGATGCGCTACCGCAACAGCGCGGTGGTGCGGCTGACATTCGACGCCAAGAACTTCAGCGCCATCCCGCAGCGGTGGTACGACGTGATGGGCATCAGCGACTGGGACATACCGGTCAACTACAACCCCATCGCGCGCACCGTGGCCGGCACCTGGAACGGCCTTTGGAAGCAGGGCTGGACCAACAACCCGGCCTGGGTGCTCTACAACCTGGTGAAGCACCCGCGCTACGGACTGGGCCAGTATGTGCGCCAGCTGCCCGACAAGTGGACGCTGTACCAGCTGGCGCTGTGGTGCGACCAGCCCCTGTCGGACGGCCGTGGCGGTATCGAGCCGCGCTATTCGGTCAACGTGGCGATCGTCCAGCAGAGCGAGGCGCTGCGGCTGCTGCAGGAGATTTGCGCGGTGTTCCGCGGCGTGCTGATGCACGGCAGCCAGACGTTGACCCTGACCTGGGATGCCCCGGGTGACCCGGTGGCCAGCTACACGCCGGCCAACGTGGTGGACGGCCTGTTCACCTATGCCGATGGCAGCAGCGCCGCCAAGAAAACCAGCTGCACCTGCTGGTATACCGACCGCAGCCAGGCCGCCAAGCGCGTGCCCGTAACCTGGGACGACCGCGATCTGGTGGCCCGGTACGGGCTGCGCACGATGGAGATCAACCCCATCGGGGTGAGCACGCCGGGCCAGGCGCTGCGCATGGCCAAGTGGGCGCTGTACACCGCGCACTACGAGGAGCAGACGGTCGTCTTCCGCGTGGGCGGTGAGGGGCCGGTGCGGCGCCTGGGCGAGGTGTTCCAGATCAGCGACCCGTCGGAGGCCGGCGAGCGCCTTGGCGGGCGCATCGCATCGGCCACGCTGACGACGCTCCAGCTGGACGCGCCGGTGACGCTGGCGCCGGGCGAGACCTACACCGTGTGGGTGACGCAGCCGCATGCCAGCGATCCGGGCCGCCTCGTGCTGGAAAGCCGCAACGTGACGACGCCTGCGGGCACGGTTCAGGCGCTGACGGTGAGCCCGGCGTTCAGCGCCGTGCCCGTGGCGCAGACGGTGTGGCTGCTGGAAGGCAGCGACGTGGCACCCACGCTGTGGCGCTACGTGGCGATCAGCGAGGTGAAGGGCGACGACGGCCGGCCAGAGTACGAGGTGATGGGCGTGCGCCACGAGCCCAGCAAGTGGGCGCTGATCGAGGCCGACCAGCCGCTGACGACGCGGCCCACGCGCCGGCTGCGCAATGTCGCGCCCAAGCCCACCGGGCTTTCACTGGCGGAAACATCGTTTCTCGACGGCGCCACCCCGAGGGTGCGGGCGACCGTGAGCTGGACGCCGGGCGCGGCCGGCCTGAGCCACATCGTGGCCTGGCGGCTGAACCAGGGGCCGTGGACGTCGATGCCGGCCACCGCGACGAACACGGTGGACATCGACGGGCTGCGGCCGGGCTCGCTGCAGGTGCAGGTGCGGGCGCAGAACGCGCAGGGTGTGCTGTCGATGCCGGCGGAGGCGGCCATCACACTGACGGGCTTCGGCGAGCTGCCGCCGAACGTCCAGGACCTGGTCGTCAACCAGGTGCCGGCGGGCATCCGCATCGGCTGGGCGCCCTATTCGGCAGCCAATGCCGGCGAGACCGAGCTGCGCGTAGGCGGCAGCTGGGGAGGCGGCACGTTGCTGTGGCGCGGGCGGGCCAGTTCGCACACCTGGGTGTCGCCGCCGGCGGGGACCTACACCATCTGGGCCAAGCACTTCGATCTGACGGGCACGCTGCAGAGCGCCACCGCGCAGAACGTGGTGGTGGCCTGGGATGGCACCAGCCTGCTGAGCATCCTGACGGTGGGCGCCTCGTCGCAGTTCTTCAAGGTGACGGCTTCCGGCGCCACCACGCCGGGCACGATCACGGTCACCGCCAAGGGCCAGAACCTGGGCGGCTCGCCGGTCTTCCAGGTGATCGCCGGCACGGTGACGACCGCCGTGGGCGGTGTGCTGACCGGCACGGGCAACAGCCGCACCATCGCCTTTGCAGAGATGACGACCGACCTGGTGACCATTCGCGTCACCTGGGGCTCGCTGACCGACGAGATCAGCCTGTTCAGGCTGTACGACGGATCGGACGCGCTGACGGCGATCCTGACCAACGAGTCGCACCTGGTGCCTGCCGACGCGGCGGGGGTGGTGAGCAGCTATGCCGGCGCCACCGGTACGATGCTGATCTTCAAGGGCGCCACGCAGCTGGGCGCGGGCACGGCGCCATCGGTGAGCTTCTCGATTGCAGGGTTCACGGGCTTCGGCCCGCCGGCCTTTGCGGCGCCGGGCACGTCGGTGAACGGCGGCGCCATCCAGGTTGACGGCTCGACCGGGGTCTACACGGTGTTCGGCAACCTGGCCGCCGACAGCGGCACGGTGAAGGTGCGGGCGACGCTGAGCACCGGGCAGGTGATCGACCGCATCTTCAGCATCAGCAAGGCGCGGGCCGGTGTGCAGGGTGCGGACGGTCTGACTGCGCTGCTGAGCAACGAGAGCCATGCGGTGCCGGTGACCTGGTACGGGGCCGTCATCACGCTGGCTGGCGCCAGCACCACGATGACCATCCGACGCGGGCAGGTTGACGAGTCGGCGCTGTGGAGCTTCAGCAAAGCCGACTCGGCAGGGATCAGCTCGAGCATCTCGGGCAATACGGTCACGGTGACGGCCATCACGGCCGACTCGGCCTACATCGACATCACCGCCAGCCGGGCGGGGTACCCCTCTTTCACGAAGCGCTTCACGGTGACGCGAAACCGGGAGGGAACGCGGGGCACGGTGCAGCTGAGCCGGGCGATCAGCTTCAACTTCTGGTCGGACTCAGAGGCACTGGCGGCCATTGCGGCGGCCGGCTACGTGGACCCGATCCTGCGCGACCTGGTCACCCTGTACAACACAGCCGCCGGGTACAGCGAGACGCGCTTCTTCAATGGCAGCGGCTGGTCGGCGATCGGTCAGTACCTGAACGGCAACCTGTTCGTGAATGGGACGATCGCCGGGGACAAGCTGATCGCCGGCACGGTGACCGCCGACAAGATGGCCGCCGGGGCGCTGACGGTGGCCGACGGCAGCATCACCAATGCCAAGATCGCCAATGCCGCGGTCGACACGCTGAAAATCGCCGGGTTGGCTGCCACCGGCCTGATCTGGGGTCAGGGGACGGCGGCGAATCTGACCACCATCACCATCAATGTACCTGCCGGCGAATACTGGGAGGTGCTGGTGGTTGCCACCCAGGCGAGCTTCTGGACCAGTAGCTCCGTCGTATCGAGCACGCTGAGCATCGGCTTCAACGGAGGCACCAGCTTCAGCAGCACGCAGTTCCGCACGTTTGCGTGGAACGGCGGCTACGTTGGTGGGGTGGAGGACTTGCAGCCTCACATCGCCGGCATTGCGGTCAGCGGGCCGCTCGGCCTTGGCCCCGGAAACTACTACTTCAACTGCAGCGGCGCGGCGGGTGTCCTCAAGACGTTCACTGTCTTCGTGCGCAAGAGATGAACTACCTGATCTATGAACTGGCGACCGGCCGCATCGTCGAGCAAGCCGGCAGCAGCTTCCTGGACGATCTGCCAGACACCGCGCCAGGCCTCGGGAAGCTGATCGGCAGTGTGGACGACATTACCCAGTGGCGGGTGGTGGATGGATCGCTGGTGTCCATCCCGCCGACACCGTCGATCCACCACGTGTGGGACTGGACACTGGCGGCGTGGGTTGATCCTCGCAACCTCGATCAGCTGAAGGATGCGAAGTGGGCCGAGATAAGGGCGCAGCGCCAGCTGGCCGAGCAAGGCGGCTTCACCTGGAGCGGCATGACCTTCGACTCCGACACGTTGAGCCAGCAGCGCATTCAGGGGGCGGCAGTGCTGGCGCTGATGGCGCAGCTAGGCTCGATGCCGTGGTCGATCGACTGGACGCTGGCCGACAACAGCGTCGTGACGCTGAGCGCCGCCGACATGATCGCGGTCGGCCAGGCCCTAGGAGCGCATGTTGCATCCGTGCACGCCACGGCGCGTGCGCTGCGGCTGGAGATCCTGGCGGCGGGGTCCGCAGAGGCGTTGGCGCAGGTGGCGTGGTGAGCCGCGGGCTTTTGCACGGGACCGGTGGGGGTGCCCGGCCTTTTGCACGGGACGGGCAGGGGAGCCCCCCCGGGTGGCAGCCTGGCGGCCAGATCAGCGGGTACTAGCGCGCGCGCGGGGGTGCTGCCCGGTGGCCAGCAAAAAAAGCGCCCAGCGCGCCAGGTCGATCCTGCGCGCGCCGCGCTCGTACTCTGACCAGCGGGCGTGTGCACCCAGACCGGCCAGCTGGGCGCATTGCGCGAGCGTGAGGCCAGCGCGATCGCGTGCTGCGCGGACCTGGTCAGGCGTGGGGGTTGGCAGTGATTGCAGGAGGTCAAGCGCACTCATGGGTGTGACCCGTCAGGGGTGGCGGATTGTGCGCGCCGCTGGGCCAGCAGGTCCAACCAGGCCCATGCGATGCAGCGCTCGTAGTCGCCCAGCCAATAGGCGGCGTCGAGCTCTGCCGCCAGGTGCGGATGCAGCCGCACGGCACACCACGGCGCCGGCGGTGGGGGTTGCGCGGCGTCGCCCTGCATCAGGCGGCGCCAGAGCGTGGCGCCGCACCGCGAGTGCGGCGCGACTCCGAGGGTGATCAGCTGCAGTAGCTGTCCGCCGTCGTCGGCTGACACGACGGCCACCAGGCAACGGCCCGGCGCGCTGGCGGCCATGTGATAGCGCTGCAGCGGTACAGGTAACGGCACAGGCGCGCCATCGGGCGCTGTGAGCGCGCGCTGCAGCAATGCCCGTGACGCGGCGAGCGCGGCCGGCTCGATCTCGTGGCGCCAGGATCGCCGGGCGTGGCCACTGTCGATCGTGAGGTGGTGTACATAGCTGGCGGCGGACATGCGCGCGATCCGGAGGCTGACGGGCAGGTGAGGTCGGGTCCGACCGGGCATGTTGGTCGGCGGGTGATGGCGGCGCGATGGGTCGTCATGGATCGGGCATGTCGAGAGCACTCGTCGTCAGCCGGCACCGCGCCGGTTGGCACGGTGCCGTGTCAAGCCCTCTAAGGCACGGACCCCGCGCCGCGCGCTGGGTAGGGATCGTCAGTCCTCGATCCGTTCGTATTCGGCGGCATCGTCCTCGTCGATTTCGCCGGCGTCGACCAGGGCCTGCAGATGCACGCGGCCCAGCGGGCGCCCGTGGTCGTAGTCGGACCCCGCGCGCTCGATCAGAGCGCTGCGGATGTCGCCGTCGACAATGACACCCTCCAGCCGCTCCTGACGCTCCGCCTCGGCCGTCAGCGCGGCAACGGCCTCATCGATGGTTTTGGTGGCGGGCCATGCACTGCGCAGGCCGTCAACGCCAAACACCCAGTCATCGGCATCCCAAACCTGCGCGCGGTCGTCATCGTCCAGGCCGTCGAGGATGCGCTCGATCTCGTCCCGGGCCGCGCTCGCGTCGTCATCCAGCCGGCCGACGTGGTTGGATCCATCCCACTCGACCGAGTGCCCGGCGTGGACGCGCTCCAGGAGCCCAGGCAGTTTGCCGGTCAGCAGGCGATGCAGTGTTTTGCCGCGGATGTCGCTGGGCATCGTCCAGCGGATGATGCGGCCGTGCCAG